TTGGACACATCTGTAGAGATGGCTAACAAAATTAGAGGTTTTACAGAACAATGGCCAGCTTGGGTTGGGGTTACGTTTGCACCTGAAAAGAATGCTGCACGTCATTTCAAATTAACAAACGACTGTGAAGTTAAAGCCGTTGCCACCTCCAAGGACGCACTTCGTGGATATACCCCGACCATATTGATTTTTGATGAAGCTGCGTTCATTGAAGCAGATGATGATTTCTGGTCGGCTTGTATGGCTTCCCTTTCAACAGGAGGTAAAGTTATTGTGGTATCTACACCTAATGGATATGACCCCATTTACTATGAAATATATGACCAATCACTAAGAGGAATGAATGATTTCAAAATCTCTGAAATGTTTTGGTATAAAGACCCGAGATATACAAAAGATTTGTATATGGTCAAAACCAATGACTTAGTACATTATCTTTTAAATAGAGAAGAATATTCTGAAAAAGATATAGTTGATTTGAGTATTGATAACCCTTACGAAAGAGACCATCAAATTACCAAAGATTATATAGCTCAAGGTTACAAACCTTGTTCTGCGTGGTTTGAGGGTATGGTTAAGAAACTCAAATATGATAGAAGAAAAGTTGCACAAGAATTGGAATGTAACTTTTTGGGTTCGGGTGACAACGTATTTGATTCAGAACTCATGATGAATATATCAAAAAATCAGTTAAGGGAACCTCAAGCAAAGCTAATGGGTTCCGCTCTTTGGATTTTTAAAGAACCTGTAAATGGTCACAAATATGTTATGGGTTTAGACGTTTCAAGAGGCGACTCAGAAGACTTTTCAAGTATTCAAATTATTGATTTTGATGAAAGGGAACAAGTTTTGGAATATGTAGGGAAGGTTCCACCAGATGTATTAGCGGAAATCGCATATAAATGGGGGACAATGTATAGTGCGTATTGTGTTATTGATATAACAGGTGGAATGGGAGTGTCTTCTGCAAGAAAACTTCAAGAAATGAATTATGAGTTTGGATTTTATGTTGACAATGTAGACCCAAATAAAAAATGGAAATGGGACCCCAAAGCAAATGAAAAAATTCCAGGTATAAATTTCAATAACAAAAGAGTCCAAATTATTGCTGCCTTTGAAGAAGCAATCAGACACGGATTTAAAATTTATTCTAATAGAACATATAATGAAATGAATACGTTTGTTTATATCAACGGAAGACCTGACCACCAAAAAGGTCAACACGACGACTGTATTATGGGAATATCAATGGCAATTTATGTTGCTGAAAAATCTTTCCAATCGTTACAAAAAGTTGTCAATCACACAAAAGCAATGCTTAATTCTTGGACAACTACGGTAAATGAAAACAAAAACACTTCAGAATTTTTCAACCCTATGGTTCCTCAAACAAATAGAGAATCATCTTTTTTTAAAAATCAAAGTGTCACAAAGTCAGACTATCAAAAATATGGGTGGTTATTCGGAGCTAAATAACTATTTATAATATTGATAGTAAATTTACATTTAATTGATGAGTGAAAATAACTTAACGATATGGCAACGATTATCTAAAACCTTTGGTCCGAATTCACTTTTAGGTCAAGATTATCCTACTTATAAGTTTGATAAGAAGGTTTTATTACGTACTACAGACAGACAAGAATACGAAAGAGAGAAATTACAAGCTCAACAAAGTTTTTACTTAGCCAATCAGTGGGCAAAAGTTGAAAACAATCTTTATTCCCAAGCGATTTATTATGAACCATCAAGACTCTCGGCTCAATATGATTATGAGTCAATGGAATATACCCCTGAGATTTCAGCCGCGTTAGACATATATGCAGAAGAATCCACAACAACTAACGAAGATGGATTTATTTTACAAATATATTCTGAGTCCAAAAGAATAAAAGGAGTATTGGCTGATTTATTCAATAATACTTTGGATATTAACACCAACCTTCCAATGTGGACAAGAAACACATGTAAGTATGGTGATAATTTTGTTTATTTGAAATTGGACCCTGAAAAAGGAATAGTTGGATGTCAACAACTACCAACAATAGAAATTGAAAGAAGAGAGGTCGGAACATCCGCAAAAATTACAGTAGAACCTGATAGACCTGAGGATAGAAAAGCTTTGCATTTTGATTGGAAAAATAAAAATATGACTTTCCAATCATGGGAAATTGCACACTTCAGATTATTAGGGGATGATAGAAGATTACCATATGGAACTTCTATGTTGGAAAAGGCAAGAAGAACTTGGAAACAACTTTTACTTTCTGAAGATGCCATGTTGATATATCGTACATCAAGAGCCCCTGAAAGAAGAATCTTCAAGGTTTTTGTTGGTAATATGAACGACGATGATGTTGAAGCATATGTACAGCGTGTTGCCAACAAATTTAAAAGAGAACAAATTGTTGATAGTAAAACAGGACAAGTTGATATGAGATTTAATCAAATGGCTGTTGACCAAGACTATTTTGTTCCTGTACGTGACCCAGCAGCACCAAGTCCGATTGATACTTTACCTGGTGCACAAAATTTATCTGAGATTGCCGATATTGAATATATACAGAAAAAATTATTGACCGCTCTTCGTGTTCCTAAGGCTTTTTTAGGTTTTGAAGAAGTTGTGGGTGATGGTAAAAATTTATCATTACAAGATATCAGATTTGCCAGAACTATTAACAGAATTCAAAAAAGTATGTTGCAAGAACTTAATAAAATTGCAATCATACATTTATTTTTATTGGGCTTTGAGGATGAATTAGAGAACTTTAGTTTAGGGTTAACCAACCCATCAACCCAAGCCGATTTACTTAAAATTGATGTTTGGAAAGAAAAAGTTACTTTGTATAGAGACTTAGTGACAGACCCAGGAAACGGAATTCAGGCAACATCTTCTACATGGGCTAAAAAACATATTTTCGGATGGTCTGATGAAGAGGTTAAACTTGATTTACAACAACAAAGAGTTGAAAGAGCGGTTGGAGAAGAGTTAAAAGCCACACCAACAGTCATCAGTAAAACAGGAATATTTGATAACATTGATAAGCTTTATGGTTCTCAGTCAGGGGCAACACCAACTCAAACAACTGGTTCAGAAGAACCACCATCTCCATTTGGAGGACCAGAACCAGCAGCACCACCAGCTGAAGCACCAACACCTGAAGCACCACCTGCGGGAGGACCTGAGGAGGCACCAGCTCCTGCTGAAGGGGGAGTTACACCGGAATCAAAGAAAAAAGAACTTAATATTTTAGTTGAAAATAATTTCATTGAGGGTTCACAAATTATAGATTTAGGACATGGTCAAGATTCTTTAGGGGAAATATCAAAAGAATTAGACAAGTTACTAAATTCATAATATTTATTTGAAAACCCCAAAACATGACTTTCGGACACATCAAAACTGCGATAGAAAAAAATTTACTTGAATCTTACAAGAACGAGAAGGATTTCAAAAAATCATTAAGAGAATTCAGAGCAAATGTTCTGAATAACAAATCCATTTCTAAAGTTTATGCCATTTACGACCAATTATCTACACCACAAAATTTGAGTGAAAGTGATGCTAAAGAATTTTTATCTGAAGGTTTAAATGTTATTGCAAAGGTTTTACCTACTATCAAGTTGCCAAAGTCCTTACAAGAATCCAAAGACAATGATTATAAAAATATAGACACATTAGTCTACACGAATAATTTAAATTTGAAAGAGAGGGTTGAGGCTAAAAAAAGTATTTTGAGAACTTTGATGTCAGAAAATCAAAAAATACAGGAATCAATAAAGTTGCCTGTTTCAAGCATGGTAAAAATTGCAAATCAAACTTTAGAGCACTTCATTGATTCTATGGACACAGAGTCTAAAAAAATGTTCGTTGATGTTGTTAAGTCAGACAGTGAAAAACTTAAAGAGGAGTTTTCAATTATGAAAGAATCTACATTAGAAAAACTCAATACTTTATTGAAAGAAGAATCCGAAGATAGTCTAAAATCAAAGTTGACTGAAACTATTGAAAAAATCAAAACTGACGAATTTAGTCAATTGAACTATGTTAAGTTGGTTTCTTTAGTTAAAAACTTATAATCCTTTTTTCTTTTTTTCTGTATAAATTGCCTTAAGGAGTTTTTTTCTTTTCTTCACAGATTTTTTTTCAAACTCTTTTTTTTCCAATAGGATTTGGTTTTGATGAGTTTTAATTACTTTAGATTTTAAAGTCTTGAGTGCTTTTTCTAAGTTTTCGTTTTTTTTAATTTCAATAATCAACATATCCTATATATATTTAGATTTACCTGAATTTTGACATTCAAGTTGTTTATGGTTATTTTTATAATGAAAATAAACTTATTATAACATGAAAATTAATGAAAAAGGGTAAAAGTGTAAAACTTAACATGTACTCACCAATCAAATCAATCTACGGTACAGTGGATTCAAAAAATTTAAAATCAGTATACATAAACATTCAATCATGGATTTGTCCCAAAAATGACTATGAAAATTGGAATAGAATTGTAGGTAACTTGAATAGAGAAATTAAACATTCGGTATTTAATTCAATTCCTAAGAATATTTTTTTAGAGAAAAGTATTGTTGATTTGGACTTAAGAACTAGCGGAATTTCACATGGAAAAAAATCATTTTTCAATTTGGAAGTAAATTTATTTATTAATGATACACTTGATTTCAAATCGTCAGAACTCAAAGATGGTGTAAAACAAATCGTAAAACAAATCTACCACAACAACATTTTGAATAACAAATATTTTGATTTGACAAAATCAAAAAAATAACTATTCACATTCAATATATTTATTTCAAAAGGAATGATGAAACAACTCAGAATTTTAGAAGCTAATGAAGTTGGACACGGAATCTTAATAGAGATGGATGCAGGTTATGTATCCCCAAGAGACGAATTCAATGCAAATATATTGAAAGAAGCAAAAAATTTGGATTATAGAAATCCATTTGAATTCTACGCTGTTCTTCAAAAATACAACACACCTAACAGAAATGGTAGGTTTTATCCCGAAAAGATTCTGAAAAGAGAAGCTGAGAGGTATAAAAAAACGATTGAAAAAGGGTTATCAACTTCTGAGTTAAATCACCCCGAATCTTCACTTATAGATTTAGATAGAGTATCACACATTATAACTGATATTTGGTGGGACAAAAACATTTTGATGGGAAAACTAAAATTATTAACATCACCAGGATTTCATGAAAGAGGTATCGTCTCAACAAAAGGAGATGTTGCAGCTAATTTAATGAGACAAGGGGTGACTATGGGGGTTTCTTCAAGAGGAGTCGGTTCACTCAAAAAAGTTGATGACAGAAATGAAGTTCAAGATGATTTTGAATTAATCTGTTTTGATTTGGTATCATCTCCATCAACACCAGGTGCTTATTTGTTTAGTGATGTTAATGATAGGGCAAAATATGAAGAAAATTTAGAAGAGGAAAAGAAAATCAAGTCGGAACCATCTTCTAATAAATCGCTTGATTTAATGAGAAAATTGTCCGATTATTTGGGAAAATAATTTATATGGACGAAAAATATTTTGTTGCAAAAATTCAGTACGATTTACCGGATGAAAATTCAGGAAAAATTAAAAAAATCAGAGAAGAAAAATTAGTAAGAGGTTTTTCTGTTACCGACATTGAAGCAAAGGTAACCAAGGCTTATAAAGATTTTAGTTATGACTGGAGGATAACTTCGGTGTCGGAAAGTAAAATTGATGAAGTAATTGAAAAATAAAGTGGTCAAACGACCACTTTTTTTTTTGAACATATTTATATAAAAAAAATATGAATTATTTAATAGTTTATAAAGACGATAGTTCTCAGATAATCACTGGAACAACAATACAAGATGCAATTGTTTATGCTCAAACAACTGGAAAAGAATTTCAATATCTAACACAATTCACAAATACAGTTGTGGTTTTAGATACTCCAAATAAGTCTTTCAATGTTTCCGCAAAAAACACAAATACTCATCAATTATCACAATATCTTTTCTTCTGTACTAATGTTAGCCAAGTGCTTTCATGGATTGATAATGTGGGTAATTTGGAAATTACACATTTAGGTGACGCAGAAAGAACCCTTGTTTAATAAAAAAACATTTTTTTTATCTTAATTGAAGAAATGAAAAGCATTTTTCAAAAAAGGAGACTATTTATTAGTTAAAATCAATAAGTTATTGCTATGCAAGAAAATAAAAATTTAGTAGAAGAGGCGCTCATTCAAATGAAAAATGTTGAAGAGGCTATCGCCGAAAACGCAAAAGGAATACTTGCTTCAACAATGAAGGAAGAAATCAACCAGTTAGTAAAAGAATCTCTTTCTGAACAAGATGAGGTTGACGACGAAATTGAAACAGACGATGAAGTTGAAACAGATGACGAAATTGGTGTAGATATTGATACACCGACAGGCACTGACACAGACATCACGGATGTTGAAATTAACACAGATGAAATGCCGATGGGATTAGACCTCGGTGATGATTCTGAAATTGAATCTAAAGATTTAACTAAATTATCCGACGAAGAGTTATTCAAAGTTTTCAAGCGTATGAATCCTGATGATAAAATCACTGTTGTAAAAGATGGTGAAAATATTCATTTGAAGGATGATAATGCTGATGTTGAATACCTTGTTAAAATGGATGAATCAAAAAACAAAAAACCAATTATGAAAGAAGAAATGGACGAAGCGACAATTGACGACATTATGGCTTCTTTATTCCCAGACGACGAAGAAGAAGTTGTTGATGACGAAGAAGAAGAAATTATGTATGAGATTGAATTTAACGAGGACGCTGAAGAAGACGAATCTATGATGGATGAAGAAACTGACGAAGAGTTGGATGAATCTGAAGAAATGGATGAGGACGCTGAAGAAGACGAATCTATGATGGATGAGGAAACTGACGAAGAGTTGGATGAATCTGAAGAAATGGATGAGGACGCTGAAGAAGAGTTAGATGAAGCTGAAGACATGGACGAAGAAACTGACGAAGAGTTAGATGAACAAAATTGGGAAGAATCTTTAGATGAAACGTACAACCCTAAGAAAGCGAAAAAAGGGATTAAACCTAAAGGTATTGGAATTGGAAAAGGTCCAAAATTCTCATATGAAAAATCCGGTAAGGGTGGTTTCAAAGAGGACAAAAAAGAAGGTCCTAAAACTATGGGAACAGGAAAACCAAAATTTGAATACAAGAAAGGTGCTAACATGGAAGGTAAATCCAAAATTGTTAAAAAAGCTGAGACAAAAGAAGCTGCTAGAACTTTAGGAAATGGTACAAGAAACTATCCTAAGAGAAAAGGTCTACCAAAACTTAAAGTAATACCAAACAAAGCTTTGAAAGAGTCTCAAGAAACAGAAGTTAGTATGTTAAGAGAAAAGAACGAAGAATACAGAAAAGCATTAAATGTATTCAGAGAAAAACTAAATGAAGTGGCAATCTTCAATTCAAATTTAGCTTACGCTACAAGATTGTTCACTGAACACTCAACTACTAAGAAAGAAAAAATCAATATCCTTAGAAGATTTGACGGAGTAGAAAGTTTGAAAGAATCTAAAAATCTTTACAAATCTATTAAAGAAGAATTATCAAAAGGAGAAACAAAATCAATCACTGAATCAGTTGAAACAAAATTAAATAAAACTGTTACTTCAGGTTCAGCTGTAAATCTTATTGAATCAAAAACTTACGAAAATCCTCAATTTTTGAGAATGAAAGATTTGATGAGTAAGATTTCATAAAAATAAATAAAAAACAAAAATAATACTACAATGGGAGCATTATTAGAATCAGGTCTTGTTGGTAACATCGGTCTTAAGCACCTTAAAGTTATCAAAGAAGACACAATCAGCAAATGGGACAAGTTAGGATTCTTAGAGGGTCTTAAAGGTCACATGAGAGAAAACGTAGCACAGCTTTATGAAAACCAGGCTAGCTATTTAATTAACGAAGCTTCATCTACATCTGATACAGGTGCATTTGAAACTGTGGTTTTCCCTATCGTTAGAAGAGTATTCTCTAAATTGTTAGCT